GATTAAAATACGCTTTAGATAGAAAGCCACGAAATCAAAAAGAACACGATAGATTATCACAAGAGTATCATACTATGTTTGGTTTAGGTAAATCATTACTTAGATTTACACCAAAGTACGGGTTTAACTCTGATGGAAGTGGCCCTGTAACTGATAGACAATATAAACAAATGCAAAAAGTAAAAGCACGCCCTCCTGTTTCCAAAAAAAGATTAGGTATAAATAGACCAAGATCCCGAACAAGTTTAATGGGAGTAAACAATTTTTTACCAAGAAGAATATTGCGATAGTTGACAAACTACAAAAAAAAGAAATAATAACATTATGAAAGAATTTAGAAATATGACATATAGTCAAGCACTTCGCAAATACCCTACAAACTATAAACTTAGAGCAATGGGTAGGAAGTCTTTTGATAAAGAGTTTGGACAGACAGAGCAAAAAGGTAATAAAACTGTTACTAAACTTAAAAATAATAAATTTCCAATGGCACCAAAAGGTAGAGTATTTCTTATTGCTAACAATCCTAAAGGTGGTACAGCAGGTGATTTTAGATCAAAAGAAGGTCGTAGAATAGAAAAAGATAATAAACGATCTACATCAGATAAAGAAAGACGAATAGAAAAAGATAATAAACCATCTATAAAAAAGAAGGCAGACAAACCTGAAGCTAAAGCAAGACCAAACACACCAAAAAAAGAATTTGATAAACTTTCTTTTAATGAAAAAATAGATGCTTTAAATAGAAGTAAATCAGAAAAAGATAATGAACGAGCAAGAAAAATGCGAGAGCAAATGAAAAAAGTTAAAGCACGACTCAAAGCTCGTAGAGATTTAAAAAACAAAAAGAAAGCAACGGTATCTGGTGCCAAAGGTAGAAAAGAAAGAAGAAACTAAAGCACAAAGAAGAAGTGCAAAATTAGCAGAAGCAATGGTTCGCACAGAAAAAGCAGACCTTGAATTGCACAGAATGAAACAAATCAAAGACTACGCTGAATACAAAATGATGAAAGGTCATTCAAAAGAAACGGCCTACCAAATGGCAAAGGCACACATTTTGAACAGTAATGACAAAGCGTAATTACCGAAAAGAATACGACAAGTTCCAATCCTCATCTTCGTCAAAAAAAGATCGTGCTAATAGAAACAAAGTACGAAGGTTAGCACTACGATTGAAAAAAGTTAAAAAAAATGATAATAAAGATATAGACCACAAGGATGGAAATCCTCGTAATAATAAAAAAAGTAACCTACGAGTTGTTAGTCGTAGCACAAACAGGAGAAAAAAGTAATGGCTAGGGAGTACAAAAAGGTTTATGACGAAATTCGTAGAGATACAGAAGCCGGTAAAATTGAAAAACAATTAGACAAAGTTAGTCCAAAGTATAGAGAACAATTAAAAAAAGAACTTGAAGAAGAAGCAAAAAAAAAGAAACAACAGAAATTAAAGTCAAAAATAAAAAGATTACGAAAAAAAAGACAAGTAAAAAAAGAGTTTAGAGCAAAAGAAAACTTTCCGGGATTTACTAATAAAGAAGTAGCGGATGCTAAAATGAAAGAATTACACGAAAATAAAAGAAAAAGAAAAGGTAGTGGTGGCAGAGGTGGTGTACCATTATCTAATACAATATTAAAAGGTGGCTTTGGTAAAAAAATATATTAGTTATGAGTTCAGCTACAAAATCAAATCCTTCTCTATGGAAAAGAATTGTTGCTCGTGTAAAAGCACAAGCATCTCACGGAACGGCCGCAGGTCAATGGTCTGGCAGAAAAGCACAAGCGGCTGTCAAAGCATACAAAAAAGCAGGTGGTGGCTATAAGGGTGGCAAAAAATCTAGCAACTCGTTATCCAAATGGTCTAAACAAAAATGGCGTACAAAATCAGGTAAAAAATCTTCAGATACAGGTGAAAGGTATTTACCCGAAAAAGCTATTAAAAATTTATCATCAAAAGAATATGCGAAAACCTCGGCAAAGAAAAGACAAGACAAAGCTAGTGGAAAACAGTTTAGTAAACAACCTAAGTCAATCGCAAGAAAAGTAAGGAGATTTAGAAAGGTATGACAATATTTACTAAATATTCTATAAGAGAAATAGAAACACTTCGTACTGTTGTTAAATCACAACATATGAAACATTACCCAAAAGACTTTGTGAATAATCACGAAGCTGATAGAATCATAGAATCTCTATCGGAAGAAGCTAGAGAAAAACTATATGAACTAGCAGTTAATTATGGCATCACTAAGTTATAAGCCAGACGGCGATACAATAAAACACTTTTTAAAAGACGATACTTTCTTTAGAGGAATACGAGGGCCTGTTGGCTCTGGTAAATCTGTAGCTTGTTGTATTGAAATAATAAAACGAGCTATATCACAAAAGCCGAATGATGAAGGGATTCGCAAAACTAGATGGGCGGTCATTCGTAATACTAACCCTCAACTTAAAACTACTACAATAAAAACTTGGCTAGATTGGTTTCCTGAAGAAGATTGGGGAAACTTTACTTGGAGTGTACCTTATACACACAGACTAAAAAAAGGGGATATTGATTGTGAGGTAATCTTTCTAGCGTTAGATAGACCTGAAGATGTTAAGAAATTACTGTCTTTGGAACTTACAGGAGTATGGATCAATGAGGCACGAGAGATTCCTAAAAGTATTGTTGATGCTTGTTCTATGCGTGTTGGTCGTTTTCCATCTATGCGTGATGGTGGCCCAACTTGGTATGGAGTCGTTTGCGATACCAATCCACCTGATACCGATCATTGGTGGGCAATTATGGCAGGTGAAACTGTTATACCTGATTATATAAGTAAACAAGAAGCTAAGATGTTGATTAAGCCAGATAATTGGAAATTTTTTAATCAACCACCTGCTATGTTAGAAATAAAAAATAAAAACAATGAGATACAAGAATATAAAAAATCTGAAGTATCTGAGAATAGAAAGAATCTTACAGAGAATTATTATAGTAATATTATCCGTGGTAAAACAAAATCGTGGATAGATGTATATGTTCTTAATAAACTTGGTACTGTTGAAGATGGTAAACCCGTATATGAATCATATAGACAAGATGTACATATGGCTAAAGGTGAACTTGCACTTGCAGAACATCTTCCTGTTTATATGGGGATTGATTTTGGTCTTACACCTGCTTGTGTTTTTGCACAAAAGATAAGAACCAGATGGATAGTATTTGAAGAACTTGTAGCAGAAGATATGGGTATTGTTAAATTTTCTGATTTAATGAAACAATCTATGGCACGATATCATCCTAGAACTTTTTATATATTTGGAGATCCTGCAGGAGATCATAGAGTACAAACAGATGAAAGCACACCATTTCAAATACTAAGAGGTAAAGGTATTACTGCCCGACCTGCTCCAAGTAATGATGTTACATTGCGAATAGAGTCTGTAGCTACTTGTCTTAATAGAATGGTAGATGGTGAATCAGGTATTCTTATTGATAAAAGTTGTATTAATTTACTTAGAGGATTTGCAGGTGGATATCATTATAGACGACTTCAAGTATCTGGTGAACGCTATGATGATCGACCAAATAAAAATAGATTTTCGCATGTACACGACGCTTTACAATATTTATTACTTGGTGCAGGTGAAGGTAGGTCTTTGACAATCGGTACTAAATATAGTAAACCTATAATAGCTAAAAAAAATTTTAATGTTTTTGATGTAAAACCCAAGAGCATTTATGAAAGAAGGAGATAGCTTATGTGTGGTGGTGGCGGTGGCTCAAGACCTGCTCCTCCTCCTCCTCCTCCTCCAATCTCTGCATCCCAAAGGGCACAGAGAGCGGCAGATAGGAGGAAGCAGTTGAGAGAGAAGTCTGAGTTGAAAGAAGAAAGATATCAAGATACACTTGCAGAAGTTTCTGGTAGAAGAGGCAGAAGGTCGCTTATGTCAGGAAGAAGAAGTGGATCGGGTTATTTAGCAGTACAAGGCACAGTTAGTCGTGGCACTCTTGGAGTGTAAATGGTTGTAGATGTCATACCTCAAGCACCTGTTGATTTTTCGGAATCAAAGGTCAAACAACTTCTTGCTAAATATAGACGAGCACAAGCAATAAAAGATCAATGGATTCCTATCTTTGAAGATTGCTATGAATATGCTTTACCTCAAAGGGAATCATTCTATTCAGAAAGTATAGCAAAAAGAAGAAGTGAAAGAATCTTTGATGAAACTGCTGTTGTAGGAGTTCAAGAGTTTGCATCTCGTTTACAATCAGGCATTGTACCAAACTATGCAAGATGGGCAGAGTTTACAAGTGGTACTGAAATTCCAAAAGATGAACAAAAAGAAGTAAACGAAATGTTAGATACTGTTACTGAATATGTATTTGAAATTTTACAAAACTCAAATTTTTCACAAGAAGTTCACGAAACCTTTTTAGATTGCGCAGTAGGTACAGGATGTCTACTTGTTGAAGAGGGTGATGCTGTACACCCAATAAAATTTAAAGCAATCCCT